CCGTCGCGTGCTCCATCTTGATCCAATCGCCAGCCACTACAGCAGCTCCACGTCAGTCACTTCCTTACGCGCCGCTCTCCAATCTTTCGCCTCTATTGCCCGGATCAACTCGCAGCCGTCGTGCTGATGGTCGTCAAGAAACATGCGCGGACGCCATTCAAACGGCGTGTCAGCGAGCTGCCCAAACTGTAAGTAGAAGATCAAGCCGCATCCCTCCCCGTTCCCAGCGCCCGCCATACGTCGGCCCCGCCGCGCGCCACGAATGCCACGCCGCCTGACCGTTCCACGCGGCCCAGGAATTCGATCTGCGCCTGCGTGGGGTTAGTCCAGCGTCGCTTCACTTCGATTGCGAGGAACTGGCCGGTATGAAGCTGGCCGATGATGTCCGACAGCCCGACGAATCCGCCCTGTATATGGCCCTTGCGCACCACGTTCATGCGCGCTACCCACGCCACGGCCGGATGCGCGTCCAGAGCGGCCAGTACATCCTTCTGCACAGCCGCTTCAACGGGATTGGGCTGGTCGCGGTCGGCCTTGGTCGGGCCGGGCACAGTTAGAGGCGGCAAGTCCTGCCGTATGTCCGTGACTGGCTCAATGTTGGGTGCCGCGGCAACGGGAACCGGGGTGGGAGGAACACCCGGATGGCCCCCGCGCCGCAGCGTAACTATTTCGGCGTCGGCAACAGCCTCGCGCAGCCCTTGCTTGAGGCTGGCGATATGCGCCACGCGCTCTGCGAGCTGCTCTGGCGTGAACGGGCGACGGCCGCCGCTCATGCGCCCTCGCTCATGTCGCATCCCACGCGATGACCCACGCCCGCGCCAGCAGCAGGCCCAAGACGACGCCCAGCGCCTGTAGCGGATAGGTCACGATCAGCCAGCCGCCGCCGATGACGATGGCCCATGAGCCGGCGAGGGCCAGTAGCCAGAATCCGAATAGGCGAGATCCGTGCATGGCTATGCCTCCAGATGGGTGAGCAGCGATCCGGCCCATGGCACGCCACCACGGAAGGAGGGATGCCGGTCGCTGCCCGTAGAGATCGCGCACCGGCCCCGGCCCGGAGAAGCCGTGTGGTCAGGGGTGATCGGCCCTGTCCGGTGCGCTGTAAGGGTTTGTGCGGTGCGGGACATTGGTTTACTTTTGCGTTTGCTCGTCCGATTCGTCGGCCTTAAGATGGCCGTACAGATGTCGGCGAACCATCAAATTGAGGAACTCGGAAAGCTTGCGATCTTCCATCGCGCAGTAGCGGGAGAGGTCGACCAGCGTCCGCTCGCTCACCTTGAACGAGACGGTTTCTGTGCGCTTGCCGTCGTCGATCACGCCGCTTTATCCGCCACGCCGGTCATCAGGACATTGGCAAGCGCCTGTATCGGCGCGTACCCCGGCGACTTGATGACGCCGTATGCGTACTTTTGTAGGGTGGAGTTGCCGATGTTCGCGGCCTTGGCAATGGCCGGCCATTGGTCGCGCGGCGTCGCCAACAGTTGCCGCTTAACGTATGTGTAGAGGTCGATGCTCATGGTTCCGATTAGTGTAATCTCCCCTCGCGGAGAATTGCAAGCGTTTTTTTCGCCCCACGCGGAGAGGCTTGTTCGGTCAAATGAGCGGATGGCGAAGAAACCATCCGGCTTCCTGCCCAAGCTGCTCAGGGATAATGTGCTGCGTCTGACGGGGCGCGAGCGTGGCGTCGAGGTGCGGCTGCGCAAGGCAACAGGCCTCGGGGCGGCGTCCGCTCATCGGTTGACCGTTGGTCAGAATGTGAAACTTGATACATTGCAGATCGTAGCGGAGAGCTACGACCTGGAAGCCTGGGAACTGCTGACTCCCGACTTCGACGCGGAGCGCCCCCCGAGAAAGCGGCTCGCGGGGCTAGAGGAAGAAGTGCAAATACTAAGGCAGCAGCTCCACGATGTCCGCTTGGCCTTGGAGGTAGAGAGTGCTGACGACGTTGCATCACGCAATGGGGCACCTGGCCGACGCGGTAATGATGACTCCGGCCCAGTTCGAAGCGATCCTGCTGCTGGCAAAGCTAAAGGTCACAAGCCGAAGGCGACTTGAGGGGACGCCTGCCGAGCCGCGGCGCGAACTCGCCCATGTCGAGACCCCTGTAGCGCAACCCCCCCCCGCTGACCTGATCTGACCCCAGGACGCCGCGACCCGGCGTCTCTTTTTCGCCACGATTCTCCCCGCACGAAGAATAGTGCTTGACAATTCTCCGCGCACGGAGCATCCTTCAGTCGTCCTACCGCGGCAGCAGACCGCCGCACCCGGAAGCATCAAGCCGTCAGTCGCCGAATGGCGCAGGCGCGACCGCCAAGGGTGCCGCACAAGTCTCCCGGACTGGTCCGGGCAAGCGGCGAGGCAGACAAGGAGGATGGGATGGACATGCAGATCGACGTAAGGGCCATCGCCGCCGGTGTCGCTATCGGCTTCGCGCTGGTCGTGCTGCTGGCGTGTGCGCTATGACCGCCGACGGTGGGCCGGCGTTTCCATCGGCGCACGCTGGGCCGGCGGCGAGCGAAGGGCTGTCCCTGCGCGACTACTTCGCGGCTGCGGCGCTGCAGGGGCTGCTTGCTGGTGCCAATCACTACGAGGTCATCAAGCACACGCCAGAGGGACGGCTTGTCATGCCGGGGACCGTCGGGATTCCGCCAATCGCCTACCACTACGCCGACGCCATGCTCGCGGAGCGCGCCAAATGACCGCCGACGCCGACCGCGCGCTCAGGCATAGCGGGGCCAAGTGCGTGCCGCGGGAGCCAGACGAGGCGATGGTCAGCGCCGCGCCCCCCGCTGTGCTGCCGGAGGATGTGTGGCTGCGTATGTTTGACGCCGCCCCTCCGTGCGAGTGCGAATGCGAGCGGCTGCTGCGGGAGTTGGCCGTAGCGATAGACACATTGGCCGTCGGAAGATTGCCAGAGCGTGTCAGCAATGCAATGACCGCCGCCCGCGCCTACCTCGCAAGGAGCAAGCCATGAACGCACCAGACCCGCTATTCCAAGCCATCGACAAGATCATGACCGGCGCCGAGCAGCGGATGCCGAAGCCCGCGCCTGACCGGCCGATCGTGCTGGAACTGACCGTCCGCGAGGCGCTGCTGGCGCAGGAGGCGATCGAAACCGGCTTGGACGCTATGACGCAGCAGCTTGATGACGAGGAAGGCGAGGACGGCTACAACTCCGCAGCGCATCGGCGACTGGATCACACCGTCGGCGTGCTGAAGCGGCTGCGGGAGGCGCGGCACGCATTCACTGAAGCGGACAACGGGCGTGCAGTCGAGGATGCGCAGGCGGCGCGGGACGAGAGGAGCGCGGTATGAAAAACATCATCGAGCAAGCGATTGAAACGCAGTTCGACGACCACACGCGAATCGTGCGCCAGCTGCAGGCATTGCGTGAGCACTATAAATGCGCGACGGCGGCTGTGGAGCGTTTCGGCGGGAAGGTTTCTATCTGGCATTTCTTTAAGAATGACCCGCCGCGCCTTGATCTGGATGTGAGGCTGCGCGATTTCCGCGAGGCTGCGCCGATCATCGAGTTTATCGAGGACTGGCGACCGCCCGGCTTCAAGCTTGAATGCACCGGCTCGCATGATTTACCCGACTTTGGAGCGCGCGATTTCAGCTTCGGGCGTCAGTTCAAGCTCTGCTGCAAATTGCGCGACGATGGCTCTGCAACGTGTAAGGCCATCGTGGTCGGCTATAAGGAGCCGGAGCCGATCTACGAGTTCGACTGCGGAGATGCGCCATGACCGAGCCTAAGCCCCCGGTACGCATCACCGATCCCGGCTTCAAGTACGGACCGGACAACAACGCAGCCTCGCATGACGCCCATCCTGAACTGTTCAAGGAACGGCAGCGGCAGCGATTGCTCAATGCGCAACCGTGGCTGCGGCAGGCGCAGGAACAGGAGGCGGCGTGAGCGAATTGCTGCCGTGCCCGTTCTGCGATGGACCGGCTTCCTACGGGACTGTCCGCTATTCGAGCGCCACGATCCGCGAGCAGCACTGGGGCCAAGATACGTTTCACTACGTTAGCTGCGAATTGTGCGGGTCGAACAATCGCGGGCTTGTAGGACACCGCGACACAGACAAAGCGCGCGAGCACTGGAACACGCGCAACAGGGCGGCAGCATGACCCCGCTCCGCCGCTACAACTGGCTAGCACTGGCGCTGCTGGTGCTCGCGCTGGCGGCTAACTATTGGGCGATGCACATCCACGCATGAGCCAAGAGCAGCACCAGCAGCAGCATCAGCAGTGGTGGCAGCTTGAGGATGAGCCCACTCAAGCGCCAGGATGGACGCGGCTCTATGAACCTGAACTGAACAAGGACATGAACATGGGACTGAAACTGAACGATCTGTTGGACAGCAAGTTTCTGAAGAAGGAAGACCTGGGCGACGACGAGCACCTCGTCACGATCAAGAAGGTTGCGAAGACGAACGTGGCGCGGGACGACGAGCCGCCCAAGTACAAGGGGACGATCCAATTCGATGAATTCCCGAAGCCGATGGTTGCCAATACCACGAACCTGAACCGGATCGCCAAAGCGTTCGGCAATGACACGGACTCGTGGATCGGGCAGCAGATCAAGGTCTTCTACGACCCGGATGTGGAGTTCGGCGGCAAGATCACCGGAGGCATCCGCGTGCGCGTGCCGTCGCCTCGCTCGCGTTCGGGCGGCGGTGATGACGACGTTAACCGCAAGCTGCGGGAGTCGCAGGACGATTCGGATTCGATTCCCTTCTGACCATGGGCAAGCACGCGGAAGGACGCCCGGTCATACGTCGTGACCAAGATCTGCAACGCTTGTATTGGATCTGGAACAGCATGATGCGTCGCTGCCATGACCCGCGCACTAAAGAGTTCGCGTCTTACGGGGGTCGCGGCATATCAGTTTGCGAACGTTGGCGCACGTTCTGGAACTTTCACGATGACATGGCCCCGCGTCCTCCGCGCGCTCTCTTGGATCGGATCGACAACGACGGCGGCTACGAGCCGTCCAATTGTCGGTGGGTCGATTACAAGGGGTCCGCGTCTAATCGCCGCTGGTGCATCTACGTTGAAGGCGTGACGCTCAAGGAATACATGAGGCGCACCGGCCAGTTGGAGCGCTACAGGATGGTGACGAAGCGGATTAGCAAGGGAATCTCGGTAGCGGATGCCCTTGCAATGCCGCCGCGCCTGTGGAATGGCAAGGAGCAGCGGACATGATGACAGCAGAGCAGAAGTCGGCTTGGCTAAATGAACGCTGTGGGCTCCTGACAGCTTCGCGCATGAAGGACGCCATGGACTATCGCCGAGATGGCAAGCCGGGATCGTTTCGGGTCAAGCTGCTGCACGAGTTGTTAGCCGAGCGGCTGACCGGCCTCAACGTGCCGCATGTCGTGACACCTCCGATGGAGCGCGGGCTAGAGTTCGAGGACGAAATGTTTGATGCGTTTGTCGAACTTACAGGCCGCGACGTGCGCCTGTCTCGTTTCTATAAACATCCCGACATTGAGTATTTCGGTGCGACGCCAGACAGAGAGCTAGACGACGGGCTAATGGAGGGAAAGATTCCGGGGATTGGGAAATTCATCGAGTGGAAATTGGCTGGCGGCGTCCCCGAAGAACATAAGCCGCAGCTCCTGGCCCAACTGGCGTGCAGCGGCAAGAAATGGACAGGCTTTGTCGCGTACTGCCCAGAGATGCCCGAGCCGCGACATCGCCTGTTCCTTGCCAAGTTCGAGCCGAAGCCCGAGGAGATTGCAGCGGTGGAAGATGCCGCGCGCACATTCCTCGCCGAGTTGGACGCCATGTTCGAGCGATTCACGGAGGCAGCATGAACATCATCCGCGACATGATCGGCCAGACCGTCGGCTATCTGACCGTGTTCGAGCGTGCGCCGAACAAGGGAAAGCATACGGCGTGGCGCTGCCGCTGCGTGTGCGGCACGGTGAGGACAGTGGAGGCGCGTAGCCTGCGCCGGGGCGCGACCAAGAGTTGCGGCTGCATGAGATTCAAACTGATCAGCGACGCGCGCAGGAACAAGCGGGGCAAGGAGAGGGCTACGCGCCACATTGCGTTTGAGGACGCGCTGCGCGAGGTATCGCAGGGCTGGGCGGCATCGCTGGCGAAGCGTGCGCGAGAGGCGCGGAGGGTACGGGTATGACCGCCGACATCCATAGCTGTAGTCCATTCTGCACGCGGCCCGAGTGCGTGCAGGCGCGGATTGCCGACCGCGACGCCCTCGCCGCCGAGGTAGCGCGGCTGCGGGAGGCGCTGCGGGCGCAAGCTATCTTCGGATTGCGCGTAGACAACAGTTATGGGGTCACACACCATCGCTGCGAGGTCTGCAGGCAGATGTGGCCCGCGCAGGATCGTGAGCGCCACGCTCCCGGCTGCCTCGCCGCGCCGAAGGAGGGTGCGTGAGCACGCCGAGACGAGACGCGGGCCACGCTTGGCACGTCGCCATCAATCAGCATTCCAGCGCGCAACTCAAGGAAGGCAAGGACTGGCCGCGCTTCATGTACGAGGCGAAGCACATGGCCGCCGAAGTACCGCGCATGGCGCTGCTGTTCAAGCAGGAACGAGAGCGCGCTCTGCCCGACACGCACCAGCAATGCTCATACCAAGAGCCGGTGCCAGTGAAGGATAACCACCTTTCCTGCTGCCTCGGTGTGAAATGCCGGGAGTGCCCGCACCTACTTGCCCTCGACAAGATAGAGCGCGCCGATACCGCTGAAATAGATGAGGCGAAGGCATGGACGTGCGCGGCCCACATCGTGAGCAGCGGAGGCGACATCGCGAACGAAGGCTACCTGTTGCGCGTTGACGATCGGATGTTCTGGGATAACGTCTACGCCAGCCTCGCCGCGCCGACGAAGGAGGGGGCGTGAGCGTGATCTGGCGCTGCCCATGCTGCAACCGGAGGCACTTCGGTCGCTGCCCTTACGCGGCTGTCGTCGTGAAGCTGCTGGAGTTTGGCCGAGACATCATTGTGGCGGCCACCGAGGCGCAGAGTCGACCGCCAGAGCCGCCGAAGGAGGGGGGCATAGCCCATGCTGACCCTCACGCCTGACGAGCTATGCGCGCTGACTGGGCGGAAGCAGCCGAGCAAGCAAGTGGCGTGGCTGACCGCGAACGGCTGGCGCTTCGCCCTGAACGCCAACGGTCGCCCGGTCGTGGCGCGGGCCTACTACGAGCGCCGGATGGTTGCCGGGCCTGCGCGGGCGACTGCGGATGTGCCGGTGCCTGACTTCGCGGCATTGGAGCGATGAATGTCCTCGACCTGTTCAGCGAAGTCCGAGTTCCGCCGGTTCGTAGTGCATACGATCCAAAAGGGCGTGACAGGTCGGGCAGAGAACCCAAACCTTCTCCATCGTCGTGTTTGTCCGCGATCTCCATGCTCCGTTGCGGCGATGCTCAGGGCGATGGGCGATGTCAAGAACCCTGGTTTCGCCGCACGCTTGGCACGCATGAGGCGCGTTCGGATGTCGCGCGTAAAAGCGTTTCAGGTTGCCATCTGGCCCGACCTTCGCTCTATTCTTCTTGTGATATTCCGCAAACTTTCCTGGGTTCTTTGCGTAGAACTTGGAGCGGGATTCGCGCGCACTCTGAACGGCGCACTCGAGAGAGCAGTGCCACCTGTTGTTTTCTCCCTTCCCCAGCGGGAAGAACTGGGAGCCGCATTGGCGGCAGTACCTTCCGCCCGCCAGCTTTCGCTCCTTGTTGTCGTTGCGAAATTTCTGTTGGCACGCGGTCGAGCAGAATTTTTGCCAGGCCGTTGCGGGCGCGAAGTTCGCCCCGCATTTTCCGCAATGTTTGTTGCGTGTCATAGAACGTGAATGATACAGGAACACGCACGATGCAGCAACCCAGAGTGCTTGATTTGTTTTCGGGGATTGGCGGCTTCAGCCTCGGGCTCGAGCGAGCCGGAATGCGAACCGTCGCCTTCTGCGAGATCGACCCCTATTGCCGACGAGTCCTCGCCAAGCACTGGCCCGGCGTCCCCTGCTATGACGACATTCGCACATTCCGAGGAACCGAATGCGGACCCGTCGATGTCGTTTGCGGCGGCTGGCCGTGCCAGACATTCTCAACTGCGGCTCGAGGTAGAAATGTCCACCCCGATATGTGGCCCGAATTCTTCCGCATCGTTAGAACCGCAAGACCTGCTTGGGTGGTGGCTGAGAATGTGCCTGGCGCGCTGGATGGTCTCGACGGGATACGAGGCGATCTGCGACGGGCTGGTTACTCCACAGCAGCAGTGGTTTGTGACACTGCGCTACCGGAAAGACAGCGAGCCAGGATGCGGGCCATCATCGTGGCCCACGCCGACAGCGACGGCGAATCACGGCTGTCCCTCCATGCGGAAGCATCCCGCATACGCAAGGATGCAACAGGAGTATGGGAGCCCTTCCCCGGAACTATGGGAATGGATGATGGGGTTCCCTCTCGGGTGGACCGACTGCGAGCCCTCGGAAACGCCGTCGTCCCTCAGATCCCGGAAATGATCGGGCGCGCAATCATGGCGGCGCATGAAGCGTAATATTTCCCCAATGGGACGCCGCCGCACCCGGAGCGACGAACAATGATCTACGTCTTGCACGACGGCGCGCGCAACGCCTACAAGATCGGGTTCACGGCCAGATCGGTTCGCAGCCGCGTGCGGCAGATGCAGACGGGTCGCCCCGACACTCTCAGAATCCTGTGGAGCGGCGACGGCTCGATGGACGATGAACGAGCGCTGCACGCGCTTTTGTCGCCCTCCCGACTGCGCGGGGAGTGGTTCGCGGACACAGATGTTGTCCGCATCGCCATTGATCTGCTGCGCTGGTACGGTGCGCCCTGGACGGCGCGGCTTGATCTCAGCATGTTGCGGACCTACGTCCCGCTTTCCGGTTCGGTGCCGACATTCCATCGCTTGCGCGAGGATTGGGGGCCGACAGGCTACGTGCCGCAATGGACTACGCGCCCATGCGAACTCTGAGCCTGGACGAAGCCGCCGAGTTCCTGCGGACGACGCCGGATACGGTATCGGCTATGATTCGCCGCGAGGGCCTGCCCGCCGCCAAGGTTGGGCGCGCCTGGGTGCTGGTCGATGTAGATGTAATCGGATGGCTGCGCGGGCGCTACCCCGCGAATGAGGAATGCGACTCTACCAGCGAACGCCCGGCGGTTCCTATTGGTTTGCCTTCCACCATCGCGGCAAGCCGTATCGACGCAGCACTGGCACGACCGACCGCCAAGCGGCGCAAGAGTACGCCGACCAGTTCCGGGCGAGTCTCTGGCGAGCTGACAAGCTTGGCGAGCGTCCAGCCGTTGCGTGGGACGCAGCAGTCCTAGACTGGCTGGAACATAACCAGTCCCTCCGCGGACTCCCGGACCGCAAGGACCACCTGCGATGGGCCACCAAGCACCTTTCAGGCAAGCCGCTGGCGCAGATTGACCGCGCCGAGCTGGAACGCCTCGCGCGCCTCAAAGCTGCGGATGGGGTCAAGGAATCCACGGTGAACCGCTATCTGGCGTCAATATCGGCCATTCTGGGCTATGCGGTCGAGCGGAAGTGGCTTGGCAGCCGGCCACGCGTCCCGAAGCTCCCAGAGGCCGGGAAACGCATCCGCTGGGCCACGCCGAAGCAGGCCGCGAAACTGGTCGAGGCGCTGCCCGATCATTTGGGGCCGATGGCGGCATTCGCGCTGGCGACCGGGCTGCGCCGAGCGAACGTGATGCGGCTGGAATGGGATGCCGTCGATCTGCAACGACGCATCGCCTGGGTCCATGCCGACGAGGCGAAGGGACGCAGGACGATACCGGTCCCGCTCAACGATGCCGCGCTGGCGATCCTGCGCGGGCAGCGCGGCAAGCATCGTCGGGTCGTGTTCCCGTACCGCGGGCGCGCGATGGCGCATCAAGGCGCCCCGGCATGGCGGGCGGCGTGCAAGGTAGCGGGGCTCAAGGACTTCCGCTGGCACGATCTGCGGCACACCTGGGCGAGCTGGCATGTGCAGAATGGGACGCCGCTTGCGGTCCTGCAGGAGTTGGGCGGATGGCGATCACTGGCGATGGTGATGCGCTACGCGCACCTTGCGCCGTCGCACCTCGCAGCCTACGCCGGGAACTCAGGCATACCGGTACAAAACCGGTACAAGGGCGATTCTGGCAGCAGGCAGGAAAAGGCCGCGTGACAGAGGGGAAATGGATGGGTGGCAGAGCGGTTGAATGCACCGGACTTGAAATCCGGTCGCGCCTTCCTAAGTGCTTGATTTCATTGTTTCACGTGAAGCGCGAAACAGTCGCAAACCGGGCACAACCGGTACAAAACCGGTCACACGCGAGCACATTGCCGGGACGATACCGGTGACGCGGCGCAAAATTTCGCGGGTTGCCCCTAGGACGCGGCGGGAATTGCGGGAAGCGCGGGAACGCCCGGACGGGCAGAGGAGATGATGATGGAGACGCATCAGCCGACGATGCGCTTGCGTCTTGTGGCGTTTTCCTGCCAGCACGTCCTACAGCAGCTATGGGAGCCCGTCTATGAGGGCTATCAGCCAGAATGGCGCGATGTGCCGCTAGTCCATCCGGCAGCGGCTACGGCCCCACAATCGCCGCCCCCACAGCCTGATACGCAGGAGCCATCCCGTTAGTGGCGATGCCTTGCGCGTGGGTGCCGGAGTAGCAGCACCCCCACATGAAGGGGACGATCATGGAGACTTCAGGATGGCTATTGGCGTAGGCAAGGAAGGGGGCCGGTTCCGTCCTCCAGGGATCAGCGCCGCCGGGAACAAGGATACGGGACTGGCCCGCAAGGAGCGGTGGGAGGCTGTTGAGCACCGAGGCTCCTTTGGGGTAATTGTCGAAGCCCACGATCTTAGCCAAGGCGAGGCCGGGCGTTCCATGATCCCCGTAGATAACCGCGATGCTAGGTTGCTGCCAGACGGCTCCAGTCTCGCTGTAGACTTTGAGCATCGTGGCGTCCGGTATGCCGTGCATATCCGGTTCGTCCATTGGGTAGATCGCGGCAATAGTTGGGACGGTATTTCCGAGGGCGTCGATCCGTAGCTTGAACGCCGCGAGGTCGGCGGTGCCGCGATAGTTGAAGCGGCTATCGAACAGGAGATAGCCCACCGCCAGCACCGCATTGCCGATGCCGTAGCGCTTGGCGTCCTGTAGACAGGCTATCTGCTGATTCTCCCGCCATGCCATCGCGGCGGGATCGCCATACACCGATTCGTCCTGACACCAGACCATGTTGACCGTGGCATGGGTCGCGGCCAGTTGCCCGTCTACCGTCTCAAAGTATCCGTAGAGTAAATCATGGCGCTGCGGTGCGGGCTGTGCGATAGGCTGCGTTGAGGATGCCCCTCCCCCGCCCCCGCACGCTGTCAGCAGGAGGCAGAGCAGGAGCCAGCGCACCTAGTTCAGTAGCGCCTCGATGGTGAGCGCAATCGCCTGCCCTATCCGCATATCAGCCGCGTCCTGCGCCGGCCAAAGGAATGTTTCGGTACCGCCGTCATCCATGCGCGCCGTGATCTCTACCCACTTGCCCGCGTCGAATGGGGGCGTGACCCCGACGACTTGGCCGATGGCGCGGCGCATGGTCATAGCAGCAGCGCGACGGTTGCCAGAAAGATGCCGGCCACGTAGCCGGTGAAGTCGGTCAGATTGTCCTCGAACGTCTGCGGCGGCTCTTTTTCCTGCGTCGCGTCGAAGCTGAATTCCTTGAAGCCCGCAGCCAGAATTCCACCGATGATGAGCAGGCCCAGCGGCCAATGCCACCGACTGACTGGCACATAGACGACTGCGAACGCGAACCACATATGCGCCTGGAACGCGACGAACGTCGGGGACTGGCCTAGCCCCGCGACGATCTTGGATAGGCTCACTTGCCGGCGACTTTCTCGGCAGCGGCGGCGATGTCGGACTGGATCTTGGCTTCGCCAGCGGCCAGCATGGCCTTGTCATAGCCGCGCTTGTGGAACAGGACGGCCACGCCGACGAGGATGGCCACGGCACCGATTGCGGACAGGACGAGGAATGCGGTCATTGTTGCTCCTTCGGTTGTGCGGCTCTCAACGCCGCGTAGAAACTCAAACAGGCCAGCCCTTGCGCGTTCGCATCGCGGTAGGCTTGGGCGGCATCCACCCATGCCTGCGCAAGCTGCTGCTCACTGAACGGGCTGGAGGGGAACGCGGGGAACGGCAGGGCCGGGCGGCTGATGCTCTGCGGCATCGGCGGAATTGGCGAAACGGCTGGCATCGTTGAGCAGCCCGAGAGCAGGCAGAGACAGATAGCAGCCATCCACAGCAGACAGGTTTCCAACTCGACCTCGCAGCACAGAAACAGCGGAATCATCATGTTCCTTCCTTCGCAGCGCATCGCCTTCGGTGGCGCGCACGACCTCGGCATACGCGGCCCGCGCCTTGTCGGCCCGCTGCTGGATCGCGGCAAGCTTCGCCTCGGCCCGGCGCGCGACGGCGTTATGCCAGCCCTCGTCGGCCCATAGGTACGCGCCGCCCATCGCGGCAAGCGCAATCAGGTAGGGCAGGAACGGGCGCAGCAGCGCGAATGCGATCACTGCGGGTCAATCCCATCCGCTTGGTCGATCTGCTTCAGCGTGATCGGGTCGCTGGTCACGAATCGCAGCCCCACATTCGCCGCAGCGAGGACCGCCCCGAACGTAGGGCCGGCCCATGTCGGCAGGTGCGCGCTGATCGCGTCCCAACTGGTAGCGAGGAACGCGACGCCCCCGGCGGCCGTGTTGAGCCAGATCGTCTTGGACTTCCACCACGCTTTCATTTCGGCTCCCACTTGTCGCAGGTGTCGGTCTTGGCGGTGATGCACACGCGGTCCTGCTGCTCCTTGTCCACGATGCAGCGCACGCTCTGGTACTTCTCGCCAAACTGCTGCCATACGCCGGTCAAGGGCATCGAATGCTTGCAGCGCTCGCAGGTCATTTCTTGCTTCGCAGCCATTTGAGGTAATCGGCCCCTTGCTCGACATCGAAACAGGTATGGATCAGGCGCGGGTCGTTGTCCTCGAAACGGGGGTCAATGACCGTCACGGCGTTACAAAATATGTTCTGATTCGGCAAGCCCTTTTCGTGCGCGTAGCGGTCCCAGGTCTTGTAGGACGCAACCCGTAACGCATGGCTCACCAGCCCCGATGACGGGTCTTTCAACACCGCATAGCCCGACGTATGCAGATGGCCGCAAGTCAACAGGTGATCGCGCCAGCCCATCGTCGCAGCCTTGAGCGGGCCGTGTACCGTGTTCCACATGGAATGACCGGCAAAGTCGTGCCGCGCATTGAGGCGCACGCGCTTGCCGTTCGGGAACTGGAGTTCCACGCGCACGGCGAAGTCGTCGTATAGCGTCGCGCAGTTGTTGAGCATCCATCGGACGGGATCGCCGGCCCCACTCCACGCCCCATGATTGCCGCCAAGGAATACAGCCCACGGCAGCGCCCGCACGAACCATTCACACAGCGCCCACGCCTCTTTCGCCGATGTGCTCTGCTCGCCATAGAGCCGCGCAAGTCTGCCGGTCCAATTGTTGATCGCGTCGCCGATGTTGACCGCAAACATCCCCTTGGTATTGGCGATAACCTGAACGTGGCGCTCGATCAGCGCCATGTCGGTGCCGTCATCGTCCAAATGCGGATCGCCGAAATGGGACAGGCCGATCGGCCCATCGGCCCGCACCTTGACCGGAATCAGCAGCTTTTGCTTCTTGACGCGATCCAGATGCGCGAACTGTTCCTTGCGCCGCCGCCGCAATTCCTCGACCGGCAAAGTCTCGTCGTCGATCTGCTGCGGCTCCAGCATCGGCGTGCGCGTCAGGCCGCGCTTGCGTGCTATATGTAACCGACTCTGCATCGTTGAGCGAGATACACCCGCTGCAGCCGCCGTCCGAGTCATGTTGTTGCCGTAGCGGTGGAACAGATCCAGTGCGGCTATTGCGTCAACATCCGATAACGCTTGGGTAGGCATCAGTTAATCGCCCCGCCGGCATGTGCCGTCCGCGCACGCTGCAATGCTTCGTCCAGCGTTTCGGGATCGGCCAGCCTTGGATAGACGTGGGCGATGAGCGCCCAAAACGCGGGGATCATTATCGACGCCTCCCCGCAGGTGAGCACGCCGCTTGGCAGCGGACGTGATGGCGCTTTCTCGTACACGCCGCGATCTGCCATGCGGGCGATGATCGCCGCACAGCGCACGCAGAATTCGGCGGCATCGTCCTCGGGGATCTCTGGGAACGGACTCATGTCAACGCATCCGCGACCGCTGCGTTAATGAGGGATTCGGCGTATGGCTGAATTCCATTCTCATGGTGAATAATTGCCTTCACCATCGCGGCCAGTACCGAGGGTTCATGCAGATGCAGCCAGTCGTCGGCCCCGAAGCCGGTATCCGCGCAGACCGCCGAGATATACGCGGCCACGTTGTTCTCGGACGGCGGGGCCCAGCGGTACAGGATCGCCGTCACCGTGCATAGGCCATACTTGTCCTGATAGACCAGCAGCAGCTTCGCCAGAGCGCGAATGCCATGCTCTGCGGTGTCGAACACGCAATAGCCGCCGTCGTTCCCGATCTGCCCCACCCACGGCTGCGGGCCGGGGCGCAGGTTCCCAGGATTAAAGTTGCGAATTCCGCGCGGTGAATTGGAGTCCGGCGCTGGACTTTTCCCTATGACGGGTCCAGCAGGCGCAGGCTCACTCTGTTGCGTATCGTGTTGCGTACCCTGCATCTTCCAGAACGCCAGCAGGCGCTCCGCAAGTTTGCCGAGGTCGATCATTTCCAGTGGCTCATGATCCAGTTGTGCGCGACGCCGAAGAACGTTCCCAAGCAACTCCCAATGAACAGCACGCCGCCAACAAACCCGCGATAGCGCGTCAACTCTTGATGTATTGCGTCAACCGTAGTCTTTAGCCCATCAATCGCGTCCATCCGCGATTCAAGGACGGCCACTCGCGCCTCCAGACTTGGCTCCATTTAGCAGATGGCCCCCATTACCTGATTCGCACGATATTGAGCAGCGTGCCCGGCGCTGTGCCTTGATTCAACGTCGTGCCGGAACTGCCGGTGAAATACAACTTGATCGTGTCGCCCGCAGCCAAAACCGCCACCCGGCTAAGCGAGAGGTTGACGACGTAGTTAGCGACGGGGGCCGATCCGCGCGCTTCTGCGATGTCGGTGCCCGACTGATTCAGCGTCAGGACCATCGCGGTCCCGGCCGTCGTGTCGTAGCACTGCGCCTTCGCTTCAATCAGGTACTTACCGGGATAGAGCGCGGTGAACGTGCCGCCCGTGAATTCCGACAGCGCGTCAAGATCCTCGGTCCATGATGTGATCTGCGTCTTGGCGGCCCAGCCCGTCACATTCGCGGGAATGTGAGCAGAGACTGCCGACAGCGGATCGAGGTAACTCGGATTGGCGTAGGAAACGATGCCGTAGCACGGCGCGGAGAATCCCGAGTCCAGCACGCCGCCGCCATCGTTTATCAGGATGACGCTGGTATTGCCGCCGCTATAGGTGGAGCTCGAAACCGTCGAGTAGACGGTTCCACCCGTGTTCGATGTCCGCACGCGCCGACCAGCGGTAAACGTCGCGGTGGCATCTGCGCCCGTCACCTGGAACGTTGTGGTATTCACAAACGCGGTAGTTCCGGTGTAGGCGATCCATTCCGGGGTAGAGCTTTGATTGCTTGCGAGATTCGGGCCGTAGTTGTCCACGGCCCAGACGGCGGAACTGTCGCTTTTCTGCAACACGAACTTGTAGGACAGCGCGCCGCAGTAGATGACCGCCTCTCCGTTCGCGTCCAGAATGATCGGATTCGCGTTTGGGGTGGTCAGGGCCGAGTCGGAATAGGTGGCCTGCGCGGTTGTCGTGCCCGCCGCATAGGTGTAGAGTTTTCCACCCGCAAGCGGCGATCCCGTCGAGGGGTCGAAGGCTTTGAACTTGGGATAGAGTGCGAGGCTGGACATGCAAGGCCCTCAACGATGAACGATCACTATTGGTTGGTCGCGTTGCTGCGGCCCTTTGGCATCGTTGCCATAGGGTTCGGACTGTTCTGCATCAAGAAACTGCTTTGGCCCCTGTTCCCGCCGGGCCGGGTGCGCGACGCCCTCTTTAGGGAGCGTCGGCTAGGGGGTTCCGGCGAACCCCAACAGGGCAGGCGGTAGGCTCCGCGCCAATCGCCCCAAGGTCGTGCCTACGCTATCCGGCACCGACCGCAGCAGCGGGACGCCGTTGCGTGTTGATTGCATCGCAGCGTTCACGAGCCACGGAATGCCGTAGAGCTTGAGCAGCCCTGCCGCAGCTTCCGGCCCATCTTCCACCGCACGCGAGACAATCGCGCCTGTCGCAACGCCGCCGGCCAGTTGATTCTCTGCGGTGCCTGACGACTTGACTGGAGCAATAGCCTTCCCGAACGCGGCGAGATTCTTGAGCGTGTCGCCCGCGTCGCCGAGCCTATCGAGACGCCCTTGGTTCGCATCCTTGGTCAGAATGTTGACCGCCTTGGGGAGACTGTAGGTCGTTGTGTCGTTGACCGTCGTTGATGCGGGCTGGAGCAGCTTATAAATGCTGTACCCGGCCTTAAGGTCTTGGATCGCGCCGGGATCAACGCCCTGGTTCTCCAGCGAACGCATGGCAGCTTCATCGTAGGCACTCTGAATGCCCTGGAAGCCGACGGCCTCGGGGCCGGATGCCTCTGCATTGTTGGCGAGCTTGCCGTAGGCGGACTGTCGTCCCCAATAGTTCATCATGTCGCCGCGCGGCCCGGTCATCGGGATCGTGTCGCCGACAGTGAAGATGCCCGGTTGAGCGGAGTCGCCGAGCTTGCCTTGGCGCGCAAGCGTATCAACCACCGACTGCGGTAATGGTTGCCCGCGAAAGGTTGCCGTTGGTACGCCCGCGCCGCCACCGAGGTACGACTTGATCTGGCTCACAACGCTATTGGGGATAAAGCCCTTTTGCGCCTGCGCGGTTGCCAGTACGTCGCGGAGCTGGTCAAAGAATTGTTGGTCAAACGTGAAATCCTTGCCGCCGCCCCATTGCTGGATGGCGGCACCAGGATCGCCCCCCGTCAGGCGCGTAATGATGTCGTCCACTTTCTGCTGTTGTGCGGTGCCGAGTTTCTTGTAGAAGCCTTGCGACATCGGCAGATTGGCAAGCATGTTCTCCACCTTTAGGGTGAAGGGGTTGCCCGACATTTGCCCGCGCGACAACGGGATGCCTTGCGATGCTGCGAAATCGACAGCGCCTTGCCTCCCCGCATCGGCAGCGACGACGGGGCGCGCAACCGCTCCGATGATGTTGGCAACGCCTTGGCCGGCAGAGGACAACCCCGCGTCCAACGCAACCTTGGCGGTGCGTGAATCATCCGTCCCTAGCGGGGTGAGCGCGCCCCCTTGGATGCCGCCAGCAAGCGCGGCGGTGCCGAGCCGAGCAAGTCCGGTCGCACCCCCGGCGGGCAATGCGAACGCCTGTGCAACTTGTCCTGCTATGTTGCCGGCGATGCCGCCCTTGGTGCTCATCAGCGGTGCGTCGAGTCGGTTCTGCTCGTCAACCTGCGAGCGCAGTTGTTGCGCGATCTGCGCCCACTGATCGGGCGTCATGCCGCCTGTGCCGGGAAGTGGGATACCCTTAGCGGCCATGTCGGCAACCAATTCCTTGATCGCGGTATAGCTACCGACCGCCGACTTCCCTAGGCCGGCCATGAACGTATCGAAACCCGACATGCCGTCTGTAGGATCGGAGACTTGGGCTGGGGTGATCGTGTAGCCGCCGCCGGGGGTGGCCGCGTCGCCCATCGTGATCGTGTAGCCCATTACTTCACCCGCACCCACGCCTTGCCGTTGCTGCGGTAGATCACACCATCATCGCCGGCAGCGGTCGCGCCGACATACTGCGCAGGATCAGGCAGAGCCGAGACACGTTGAGTCGTAGAGGCGGGAGGGCCGACCGGAGTAGGGGCGCTAAATCCGGTCAAGCCGAGATCGCCGGGATTTTGGCTGACGTACTGGTTAACGCTCTTGTTGTAATTCAGCAGATTGTTGGCGTCGGCATTCATCGCATCAATCATGCGCAGCCGCACCGCCGTCGAATTCTCCGATCCCGGCTTTGATTGCTGGGCGATCGTCAAGGCCATGTTTGACCCGCGCGTGCTCATTTCGCGGGCGATCTGCGCCATGAAGTCAGCATTGAGTGCGTCGGATGCGCGCATGTTGGAGAGCTTCGCCGATTGGTCGGGAGAGAGCAGCCCCAGCGTTGACATGGTATTTAGAATGGCCTTGCCCGCCGAACTGCCCGCGAGCGTGCCGTTGTAGCCGCTGGCGATCAGTTGACGCATGGCCGGGACAAGCGTCTGGATGCGCGTAGCAAAGTCCGCATTCGCCCCCGCCGTTTTCAAGCGCGTCTCCAGCACGTTCTTCTGGCCGCCCTGCGCAGCGGACAGGCCCGTTGCAGGGGCAGCGTCGCCCGACGGCGTGACCGCGCCCGACACGACCGGCGTGAGATCGGTAGCACTGGCCGGCGCAATCCGCTGCGGCAGCCCCGTAACGGGGTTAGGTGCGACGGTGCCGAACAGGAACTTGTCGCGTGCGGTGCCCGCCTGTTCCGCCGCCGCCAGCGCGCTGATTCGCCCTGATTGCGCCTCTATCGGCTTGGCCGCTGCGGTCGCAGTTGCCTCTCCCGTCTGCGCTTGCGTCAAACCCGCCTTCAACGGCGTCAGCGTATTGACCTGATTTGCATTGGCTTGATCCAGCGCGCTCGTCGCCAATCCAACCACGCTCCCGAGCCATTGTTTCGTTCCATCCTGATCCATGACCGACGGCATTGTGCCGAGCACATCCTGCACGCCGAGGAACTTCGCGTTGTAGGCCATGCGCTGCATATCAGACAGAGTAGGCGGCGTCTTGCTGTTCAGTAGCTGCGCCGCCTCGCTGCCGAGCGCCTTTAGCCCGTTCACTCGCGCGCTCTGCTGTGCCTGCGCTGCATCCGCTTGATTCTTGGCAATCTCGGCCTGTTTCTCGCGCAGGTTGAGCGCTTGCGTCATCAGCAACGGCAGGCCGGGGCCATACTTGGCCGCGATGTCGGGTGTGAACATGGACGCCGGAGATGCCGCCGCTCCCTGCGGAGTCCCAGGAGCGCCCCCGCCGAAGATCGCCGACATGACCGCCGGATCTTGCATGGCCGCAACCAGCGCGCGGTTCTGCTGGAGCTGGAGATTCGCCATCCCCACTTTCGCCGCCAAGCCGCCCAGCGTCATCGCCTTGCCCGCAAGATCCAGCGGGTTCGGGAACTGCGCCTGCGGCTGCCCGAGCAGATACGAGAAATCCGCCATGTCTTAGCCCGAGGGAAGGATGCGATTCATCAGATTCGTGCTTTGCGTGTTGCCGAGGCTTTGCAGGATCGCGTTCACGATAGCGTTATTGCTTCCCATCGTGCCGGTGCCTTGCGCTTGGCCAAGACCCTGCATCAATTGCGCCATGATCGCGCCGTACTGGCTACCCATCTGCGCCTGACCGCCCGCCCCGGCCAGCCCGAGATTGGCGAGATCCATCAGCGTAGATTGATTGAAGTTGCGGTCATTGTTCGCCGCGTTGTAGGCAAAGTTCCGGTCATTGTTGGCGACGTTGTAGCCAAAATTCTGCTGCCCCGCGCCAATGTTGGCCGCGTTGTTGAAGGCGTTAAGGCCCTGGCCCAGCCCGTAACCCATCAGTTGCTTCAGCGTGTCGCCCGAGAGCAGATTACCCATCGCGGCATTGCCGTTCGCAATCGTGTTGTAGCCCTGCTGCAAGCCATAGCCGAGCATCGGGTTGAGATACGAGCCGATGTCGAGCGGGAAATTGGGCTGCGTGCCGGGGACCGACAGGGATGGAGTGGAGGATGCCGGAACGCCCACAGGAGAAGGCGTGCCGCCGCTTGCGGGCGAGCCGGTCGCGCCACCGTTGTTGCCGTAGCCAGTCGCGGTCGTGCCGACGCTGCCCGGCTGTTGCGAGGCTTGCCACGCCGCAATGCCGGCAGGGCCGCCCTGTCCTGCGATCCCGGCCATCGTGGCGTCCCATGCTCCAGGGGCCATCGCCTGCCCGTTGCTCATGGTGTTCGCGGCATTGGGCTGGCCCGCTGCGAGCCAAGATGTGTAGTTCTGCGCCGTCTGCCCGTCCGTGCCGCTGTAAGGCTTGATGCCTAGCTGCGCGCCGACGCTGGTAACGCCCGGCCCCATCCTCGCCTGCTGGTCAAGCCACGCCTGCGCAAGTGATGGATTGTTAGCGATGGCAGCGGGCACCGTTCCGGCGCGCCCCATCGCGGCCATGTATTGCTGCGGGTTCACGCCATAGGGAACAGTGGGCGCGGCAGCCGGCGTGCTCGTTGCGGGGCCGGTATAGCCCGCGCCGCCGGGGCTGGTAAACGTTTGCTGCCATTGATCCCAAGTGGTTGCCATGTCAGTGCCCTGCCAGTTGACCGAGGGTGATGCCGCGACCCGTACCGAGCGGCGAGAAATGGGATGCCAGATTGCTGCCGACCATGCCTTGCAAGCCTTGAATCGCACCGGGGCCGGCATTGATAAACGGCGTATACAGGCCGCTATTCGCCTTGTAGACGCCGCTGATGGTGTTCTCCGCGTTCTTGATCGCGTCCACCGTCTGCTGCGTTGCGCGATTCGTAGCGCCGTAGGACAGGCCGCCCGCAAGCAACGGGGCGAGTGCGCCCAGGACGCCCATCCAGTTGGTGTTGCCGGTTGACCCTTGCAGCCCGAGCGAGCGCAGGATTTGCGAGAGCATGTCGGTGCCGGTCAATTGCGTAGAGGTCAGCGAGTTCGGCCCCTGGATCTGCTGCACCGTAGGATCTTGGAAGATTTGATCCGGCTGATTCGGGCCTTGGATCGGCTGCACTGTCGGATCTTGGAAGATTTGATCCGGCGTCCACTGCGGCATCGAGATCGGCTGCACGCTCGGATCGGGCGTGATGTAAGACGGCAGTGGCCCGTAGGTATCGTTCATTGCGCTCATTGCCAACCACCTCCACCAAAACCGTGTTGCATTGCAAGCTCCGCGAGTGTCATGCCGGTGCTCACCGGATTGATTTGCCTACCCTGCGCTAGCCCCGATCCGAGTTGAATCGCAGGTGCGACCCACCCCGGAGCACCCGCCGCGTTCAGGGCATATGGCACGAGTGACATGGGGTTGAAGTTGCCTTGCGCGAGGCTCGATGCCGCCCCGACCGCAGGCCCGACCCAACTCGGCAGCCCGAAGGCCGAGGCCGCAACCGACGCAAGCGCGCCGGGATTGAAACGCCCCGAGGCGAGCGAAGATCCTGCGCCGATGACACTATTGGCCATGCCAATGGCAGACATCGGCGCACCGGCCCCGAGTGTGGCCAGCGTGACCAGCGCGGGACCAAACGTGTCGATCCATGTTGACGAATTCTTGACGTTGCTGGACTCGGTTACGCGCCCATAGGCCGGGCTGTCAACGTAGGCATTCGGGTTGAACAGCCCCGAAGTGTCATTCGGCATGGGGACGAAAGTAGGCGAGAACCAGCCACCCTCGGGATCGCGGCCCGCTATCAACTTCGACGGATCAGCCAACGTGCCGCCGGTTTCGCCAGGCAACTTGCTCGCGTCGAAATGGAGCATGTACGAACCCTCGCCGTTGTCATTCAGACCACCGACAACTGCGGCATTCGGATCGTATTGATGGACTGCGGCGAGCGCCGCCTGGACATCCGGCGCGTTCGGGTCCGTGATTACGCCCGAATCGAGCAGCCGCAGGAACCCGGCGAGCGGTGACGCACCCTGACTGCCCGCCCCCGCGAGTTGTCCGAGTGTCGCCAATTCATTCTCCTATGCGAAATATTCGACCGCGAGGAAGCCCGTGCCGCCATCACCCGCAGAAAGGTTGTTCCCTTTGCTTGCTCCGCTTCCGCCCGCGCCGTAGGCGCTCCCCGCCGCGCTGTTGCCGCCATTGCCGCCGGCCGCCGCATCGGCACCTGGTCCGAACGCCGATGCAGCCCCAGCCCCACCCGCCGCATAGCCACCCGCGCCTACGGCCGTTGCGCCACCCGAGAAATCCTCGCAGCCGCCGCCGGCCCCTGATGTCGCAGTCGTCGTCGAGCCACCACCACCACCACATGCGCCTGCGGATGTGTAGACGCCCTCGGGAACAGAATTGGCCCCTGCCCTTGCGGGGTTGCCGGTTGCGCCCCCAGCTCCGGCCAAACGGCCGCCGCCCTGACCGCCAACGCCCGTTGATTTGCCACCGATTCCGCCGCGCAGCGTGAACGATCCGAATGTCGTATCTCCGCCGCTTCCACCGTTGGCCGCTGCACCGCCCCCGATTGCTCCTACGCCAGCAGCACCAACCCCATAGCTGATGACCTGCCCCGGTGTCACATACACCGGGACGCGGATCATGTATTCGCCTGCGCCGCCGCCACCACCACCGGGCGTCGTTGTCGCTACGGTCGCGCCCCCGCCGCCGCCGCCGGTAGCTGTCACCCACACGACGTAAACACCCGCCGGAACGGTCCAGTTACCCGAAGTTCCCGCCGCAGGGTTGAACACGAGGAACGATTTACTACTCATGGCTTCCCATGCCACTCCGTTAGGTTGCGCAGAGGATGCGGTCAGTACATAACCATCCGCACCCACCGGCACGCGCGCATCCGATGTGCCGAAGCCCCACAGATCGCCTTTTGTCGTCAGCGGCGACCCAAGGGGCGTTTTCCAACCGAGCCCGGTCGGCTGCGTCGAGTCCGAAGTCAGCACATCGCCATCAACAAACGGCGCTTGCAAACGGTCGTTGCCTGTGCTGTACGTCCACAGATCGCCCCTGCGCTGCATCGGCGACGACAATGCAGAGGCCGACTGCACGGCGAGCATCATCTGCGTCATCCACTGCCGCATCGCAGGTGAAATGTCGTTGCCGCTCAAGCATTGAATCGGGATCGGCGGGACTGCAATCGTGTCGGGACCGGCGAGCGCCAGCGCCTTGGCGATACTGGCACCCACGGCAGAGCCGACGCCCTGCGCGAACGGGGTTGCGCCACTGACCACGGACAGCCCTGAGGCACGCGCCACGAAACCAGCGATAGCCCTGGCAACACTCGTGCCACTCGCCGCGCCGACGCTGCCGCCCGCGCTGACCGTCTCATTGATGACGCCGCCGGGCGACTGATACTGTCTCGTCCCAGTTTCGCTGACGACGCCATCGGGCAGTTGATACTGCCGTGTCATTACGCCACCGTTACTTCAGGATCAACGTAAATCGTCGTGCTGGCCTTGGCGAGATACACGCGCGCAACCATCGGCCCCTTCAGCGCCGGGGCAATCGTCACTTGCAGCTTTTGCTTCGTCGGGGTCGTGAAGCCCGTCCACGAAGCTGTAGAGGTCGTTTGCGCTGCCGCCGCCGTCACCAGACTGGCAGGCCCATCGTTCAAGACACTCACAATCGGCGTCGAGGCGCTCTGCATACTCTCGACTTCTAGCCACACATCGTTGTTGTTGAGGTTGGAGCCTCCCTCCTGGCATATCTCGACCGTCGCCGTCGTGACTGTGGTCGAGTCGTTCCAGAAGTACATTTCCTCGCCGCGCAGCGCGTTGACCGGATAGGACGCGCCGCTGTTCGTCGTCATCTTGCGCGAGAAATGCGTCGTGCCATCGGTCGCATTGAGATAGTGCGCCGTGTCCTGCACCACAGAGCCCTCGTAGGCTTCGATGTCGCGCTCGTAAATATGCGCGGCATTGTCCGAGCGCTGCATATCTATGCGCCAGCCTACGGGCACGCTGCCGGTCACAAGCGTTCCAGTCCATGAGGCAGGGGTTGTGGCCCCGCGCACGCGGATGACGCCACCGCCGCCCTGACATCCCGACGCATTCACGATATTCCCGGTCGATCCGAGATTCGTGAAGTCGAATCCGATGATGTCGATATTGCCGAAGCTCGACTGCCCGCTGTCATCCTTGTAGATAAAGCCGCCGGCCTGCGCCGTGCTAGCCCCGGCAATCGACCCGCCCAATATCCTCAAGCCGGTCGCAATGAGGATGATCCCCTGCGGGTCAGCGGCGAAACTGAAAGTTGGGTTTCTGAGTTCACAATAGCGCGTGGCTGCAGTATTCGCGCCGATAAACATATTCCTGCTGATAGTTGCGTTACTCATCAAGAACGACGGATCTATCCACAGTTGCCGACATGGGCTCGCATTCATCAGCGCCATGTGGGCCGCACCGCTGCGCGTCAGGGACAAGCCTGCCGCGACGAATGTGCCGTCGAATGTGAACGCCGTCGCCGCACCGCCGACAGAGTTCGTCCAAGATGCCCCAGCGGCATATACGCCCGTCGATTTGTTGACCGATACCAGAATGCACGGGCTCGCCAGCGTGCCGGGGACCGTGTACGTCGTGGCGATACTCAACGATTCACTGTGGTCAGAGCCGATGTAGAGCGTATCGCCAGCAAGCATCCCGGCGAGCGCGTGCGCCAGCGTGGCCCATGCTTTCGTGAAATCGCTAGAACTGGCGGCGACCCCGGTATTGCTGTCACTGCCGCCGACGCTATCGAGCGCATAGGTCGCCATTTATTGCCCCTGCGCCGCGATCATGGCGAGATATGCCGATTGGTAGCCTTGCAGCTTCGGCAGCCATGTATTCGTCCATTGCGTTGATGTCAACCCAAACGCGTTTTCCACCTGTGTCGCCGTGTACGTTCCCTCGTTGATCCGGTTCAGCAGCCAATTCGCCAACTGCCCGCACCAGAGCTGCGACGACTCTGCAAACGCGGCCCGGTACGCTGCGATCAGGTCCGAGGTCGTCGCGTAGACAAACGTCGGCGGCGCGTCGGTGTTGAGGATTCGCGCCACGTCCTGCGCCACCAGATCAGCCGCGATCTGCGTGGCCCGCGCCGTCATCACCGCCGAGTAGTTGGTGCCGATTGCAGCTAGATAAGTGACGATGTGCTTGATGCCGACGTTATCGGTATGCGTCTCGGTGCAATAGGTGCGGCCATCCACCTGTGGCGCTGCGTCGAGCGCGTAGGTGGATGAGACGATGGACATGGATTACGCCGAAACCGAGTACGACACATTGACCGTATCGCCGTTGCCCACGATCTTGTCGCCCGCCGTGAACAGCCCCGCGCTGAACAGCGTCCCGGCAGTGTTGTCGATGGTGGACACTGCGCCCGTTCCGAACACTATGAACGCGCCCTTGACCGTGCCTGAGCCGGTGATCGCGTAGGACAGTGCGGCCGAGATGCGCCAGATGCCGCCGACCAGGCGCAGGTCTTGCGCGGCGCGGTATAGGTCGGGGCATTGGCGCCGCCCGCTTCGGTCCAACCGGCGTGCGAGGTCATCGTGTCGCCGGCCGCGATCGCGGTGGTGAGTTGGGCGGGGGTGAGCATGTCAGCCGATCACATCGCCCAGCGCGGCGCGAACGTCTTTCCAGTCGTCAGAGGGCGGCTCAACCGGCGCTTCCTCCGGCTTCGATCCCGGACCCGGTACACCGAGGATCTCGGCCACGATCTCCGGCGTCGCCAATTGCTTGCCGCCGACCTCGTTGAGCCAGCACGCCATCGTCAGAAGCGAGTGGTCGCGGTGTACCGGATGCGAGAGGTAGTGCCGTGCGTTGTAGAGACACGGCTGCGTCTCCAGTTGCGCCTTGATGCGCGCCGTCTGATCTTCGTTGAACGGGTTGGGCATGGTTACGTCCTCGTGATGGTCGAGCCGGTCGTCAGCGTCTGCGATACCGACGTGCTAACGGTGATGTTCGGAGTGACGGTGCCCGCGTCGAATATCTTTCCGGTGCCGCTCACGACCGTTCCCGTCGCAAAATAGCTAATCGTCGGCGTGCCGCCCGTCGAGATTGGGAACACGATGTTGGCCACCGGGGAGCAGGACGCGCCCGTAACCGTCCACCCGCCCGAGGTGCGCGCTACCGCCTGCCGCGCATAGCTCGTGTACGTCGTCTCGCTCGTGGTCTGGTTGCCGCTCGACGGGTCCGCCGTGTGCAGCGACACATAGATATTCGTAATAGGCGTTGTCGCGGCGTTGTCGGCCACCGTGGAAATGGCCGTCGCGTTGTAGATCAGCTTCAGCTCGTCGCTGGCAAAAGTGGTCCCGAAAGTCATTGGCTTCTCCAAAACAAAAACCCGCCGAAGCGGGTTCCAGTGAAAGACTGTGGTTGCTGCCTAGCCGAAGCGGGCGGCTGCGCCGATGATGACGACCTTAACCGCGTCGGTAACGCGGAGCTTGAAAATCCAATCGCGCGAACGGCCCAGCATCCGCCATACCGCGCGTCCCAAATAGTTCCCGACCGGCCCCAATGCTTGCCATACCTCGTTGCCCCAGGTATGGCCGCCGTCCTTGCTCCATGACAGCATCAATTGCGGAGATGTCGGAGCGGTGCCATCTGTCGATCCGAGGCCAGTTTCGCAGTCGATGACGATCTCCTGGCAGGACAGCCGGTCGAGGTTCGCCCAGGCGTGCTTGCTAACGACCTCGCGCACCATCGCGATGCCATCATCCGTGTAAACGGAGGGATCTACCTTGTAAATCCGGCCGTCCCGGTAATCCGTGACGATGATTTGCCCGAACGCCGCCGCTTCCCATTGCCCCGCATAACGCGAATCGTCGGTGGTGAACTTCTGCCATGTCCCTGTCCTGATGTCGTAGGCCCAACTGTGGGTAGACAAATTCAGGATGTAGAACGGGTGCCCGTTGCTGACATAGAACAGGGCGGTAGCAGCATCGGGCGCGGGATCATTCTGGATGTCCCACTCAATGTCAGCCGTCGATACCACGGTCGCGGTATAGCCTTGCAGTTGCACCACCTGCCGCGAGCCACCCTGATTGCGCCCGAGGAACATAACGGTGTCGTTGCACTTGCGCACCGTATCAACCGCATTGGTGCCCCATTGGATATTCGCCCCGCCGACGCGAATGAATGGCTGCTGCCCCGACGCCCCCGCCGCTGCCGGCGACCAGAACTCCGTTGTTTGCGTACCGATCAGGAGCAGCGTTCCCCACGCCTCAAACACGCACGACAGCGGGTCTGGATTGCTCTCGGCGGTGGAGAAATTGAGTGCGGGCCAACTCGTCCCATCGTCGGGATCGGACCAGTAGAACCGCCCCGGATGCGCCGGATCGTCCACGACAAAGCGCTGCGCGACGTAGCAAATGCTCTGCGCGTTGCTTGGCAGTCCAACCGCATTCGGGTAATTCGTGACCGTCAGGAGATCGGTCGCAAATGAGTTATTGCTGGCATCGGTGTAGTAGACCCATGTCCCATCCACCCATACCGCGCTCGTGCCGTTGTTCGCGCCCCTGACTCGCTGCCCCGTCTGCGTCCATGCCGGATCGTCCGGCGTGAAGCTGGCATTCCCCGATTGCCCGGCCCCATTAATGCGCCAGAGCACGGCGTTGGGGTCCGTCGCCCCGGCCCCGGCGATTAGGAGCCATTCGCCGCCGTAGAACGAGGACAGGGAGAAGTCGCCGACAATCCCGGCGAGCGATCCCTGCACCTGCGAGAATTTGGTCAGCCCAGGACGCGAGAACAGCGCCAGCTTCGTCTTATCTTCCTCGTTGTAGACATCGGCGTACAGATTGATTCGCATCTGCGCCGACACATTCGGCGATTTCGTGCCGATCCCCGTCCCAAAAAGGGGAATGGTGGTGTCCGCCATCAGCTACGGATACGGGCAATCAAATCGCCCTCGCGGAACAGCAGATACTCGCGGCCACCAATCTTGATCGGCTCGCCAGCGCTCTGATATTTCCCGAACATGACGCGATCACCAACCTTGCTCGTCGTCGCCACGAACACACCGTCCTCGTATCTCCCCGGCCCGCAGGCCACGATACGGCCCCAGCGCACCTTTTGCGCCTGTCCAACGTCAGCAATCACGATGCCGCCCTTGCTAACCTCCTCGCGCTCGGGCTCGACAACGATAACGTTCTGATAGACCTCCAGCGACGCGATGTCCACATCATAGGTGCCGGTCGAATCGTAGGCAGCGCTGCCCGGCCCGCTCGAAAACGCGCCGAGATTCACTTCTCCATCCATTAGGAGCCTCTGTAGATGTTGAACAAGCCCTCGCCGAGCGGCGTATTCACCTGCGCCTCGGTCAAGGGGTAATTCATGCGCTTGATCGCCCATTTCGCCTCGTAGGCGCTCTGCGCGACCGATGCCGGCGCTTGTGTGCCGAATGCTGGCGCGAGTTCCAGCGCGAGGTTGTAGACCAGCGCCCGCTCGTAGCCCGGCGGCAGCGAAACCGCCGTCGTGAGGTTGGCGAAGGTTTCCAGCAGCGCCTTGTAGCCAATGTGCGCCTCGTAAGGCGTCGAGGGCGACGGGAAGAACGTCAGCGTGCCATTGGGATAGCCGCTGTTGTAGTAGCACTGATCCGGCAGGCCGGAGGTGATCTTGTAGGCAATCTCGGAATAGTTGTCCGCCGAGATCAGATCACACTGATAGTCCACGTTGTTCTGCCGCACGAACACGTAATCCACCTCGCGCGGGCGCTGCGTCAGGAGCGATGTCGAGTAGACATACTGCCCCGGCGTCATCGTGAAAGTGTCCTCGTTGATGTTGTAGACCGAGAGCGATTCGTTGCTCCACGAGTCCATCATCCGATTGAGGATGCGCAGCCCGACCGCAGACGATGCGGCGTCGAGCGCGTTGTATTGGTCGCCAATTCCGGCGATCAGGAACGCATCGCCGATGATGTCGGCGGCTGTAGTCATTCTTTACGCGGACGACCAGGACCGCGCCGGAACGGTGCCGCAACGGTCGGAGCCGTTTCATGGCCCAGATCGGCGGGCGAATCCACCCACCCCGCACCCAGACTCGCCTCGTCCTCGGGCGAGTCCACGATGATCCCCGTGGGCGCATCGGTCGCGTGGTATTTCCAGCGCGGATAGGGCGTGACAATGCTGTGAACCGTCCCCTCCATCTCCGTGTAGCGGACCTTCACCGGCATTTCCTTGACGCCGAAAGTCATGTGTGGCTCTCCTGAAATGGGAACGGCCCCGGATCGCTCCGAGGCCGCCCCTGTTACCGGGCTATCAGCCCGTCATCTGCACCGCGAGTTCCGGGTACACCGACGCGAAGCCGTACAGCACATCAGTACGGCACGGCACGGTGTCCGTTGCGATGGCGAACTGCCGCGCGACCCGCATCGAAATGCCCTTGTAGTTCTTGCGGGCACCCCATGCGCCAAACTGCGCCACGTCTTGCAGATCGGCGGTCCCGAGCTTGAACGCATCCTTGTGATAGCCAAGGTTGCGCCGGTACGCGGTATTCGCCGTACCCACAACGGTGATGGCCGCGCCGTCGGCGGGCGACGCCGTCACGTTCTGGAACGCCCCGCCGGTGATGATGGCCGGCGAGATCGTCACCGAACCATTGCCCGAGCCGTCGGACGAGAACGCCGTGGTAACGACGAACTGCGCGAGGTTGCCGGTGGACTGGCGATTCTGCGGATTGACCGCATTCACGCCCGCAAGCGTGATGATGTCGCCCGCCGCCAGCCGCGAAGCCGCCGCCGCCGTCCAGCCCTTCGTCGAGAGCGAAGTCGTGTTCGCCCAACCCGTCGTGATGCCCTGATTGGCACCGTTCACCAGCGGCGCGCCGCCCAGCGGGCCGACCGTGTGCATCTGCACGTTCTGATCCATTGCGATCTTGATGCCAAGGGTATTCGTGGCATCCACAAACCGGCCTTCCTCGTACTGCCGACCGATCTGATTCGCGTTCTGGAACAGGCCCGACAGCCCTGCGATGAGCGCTGCATTGCTGGCAGGATCGAGCACCAGCGAGCGTTGCCCGTCGCGCGGAGCCGCCATTTCGTCCAGCCGCTGCGTCACGGCCAGAATCGCCGCCGCAGTCGCCGGCAGCGTGCCCGGCGTGCCAACGTGGTTGCCGACCGTCACGACGGCATTGGTCAGCCCGTCATAGTCGATCTTGTTGGCGATGGCCGCGATGGCCGGCTTCAGTACGCGGTCGCTGAAGTCGTCCAGGCTCACCGTCATGTCGGCGGTCGTGAACGTGGTGTCAACGTGCGCCTGCGTGGTCAGGGTCAGCGGAATGCTGGTTTCCGTGTAGTCCTGCGTGGAGAGGGCCGCGCCGGTCGAAACCGTGTAGCGCGCCGGGCGGCGCACGTTCAGGGTGTAACCGATCTTGGCACCTTCGACGCCAAACTTCGGGTCATAGTCCCGCGAAACGCCCGCCGTGAACACGAGGTTGTTCTCCAGAATGCGGAGCGCTTCCATCGTGTACATGGTCGGAGTGAGGATCGTATTGCTCATGGCTTTTCCCTATCGCTTGCGCCGCGCCGCGATGAACTCGTCCATTGACATATCATCGCGGAAACCGCCTAGGCTTCCGCCCTTGGCGTTGGCCGGGCGTCCCGGCTTAGGCGCTGTGGAGACTTTGCGAGTCGCTTGCAGGTTGGCATCGATCTTCCCGATCTCGATTGCCGCCCGAATGGGATCGAGCTGCGCTATCCGTTGCGTGGCATGACGGTTCTTGGCGAGCCAATACATGACGCCCGCCGGGTTTTCCGCCTGCGCGATGGCCGCCGCCGCATGACCGACATGCAAATCAGCGCCTTCGCCTTCGACCACCTCGCTCCAGTCGTCGTATGCCTTCACGCCTTCGGCCAATTTCGACTGGAATTGCTCGGCAACTTGCGTGGCCTGCTGCTGTATCTGGCTTTGGCCCTGAATCTGCGAGAGCCGCTGCATGAACTGCTGCTGCATCGCCACCGCTGCCTGCTGGGCCTTGAACTCGGCCCGCGCTTCTAGATAGCTTTCATAGTCCTGGAAGTGCTCGCGCTGCGGGGCCTGTGCTTGCTGTGCCTGCGGCTGCGGGGACTGTCCCCGCGCCACCGCCTGCTCCAGCACGCGCAAAGCCTGATCCGCGCGCTGCCGTTCCTGTTCACGCTCGCGCGTGAGTGCGTCGATCTTTCTGGCGTAGTAGTTCTTGCCGCGCTTCAGGGCCTTGTCGGCCTCCTGCTGCTCGGGATCTGCTTCGCCGCCGGAATCGACTTCCGTAGGGGTTTCCGCCGCTTCCGAAGTCGGCGCGTCTTGAGCGTCGGGGACGCTCGCGGGTTGCTGCTCAATCGCGGCGGCTACATCCGCGCGCTGCTGCTCTACCGGGGAAAGTTCTGACATGGCCTCATTTGCCTAGTCGCCGACAGGGAACCGCTGTCGTACCGGCAACAAAAAAGCCGCCCGAAGGCGGCTCCAAGTTGATGGCTGCTACTACCTAAACCTGATCGAAACTCTTGCTGGCAGACTCGACGGCGGGCGCGAGCTGTTCCGCCTCCTGGCCGACGTTCTGCGCTTGCGTCTGTTGCAGCGCCATGATCTTGGCGACGAAATCGAGCACGACGCCCAGTCGGTCCGAGTCCGCTGAGTAGGCCTCGATGCCCGTCCGCTGCTGCTCGGCGGCAACCTTCAGCTTCGCCGTCTGCGCGTCCTCCTGCACATCGGCCATCTTGGCCTGATAGCTCATTGCCGTATTCACACCTTGGAGCTTCGCCTGCGCCGCCGCAACCTGTAGCTTCTGATTCTCGGTCGTCAGTTGCGCAATGTGCCCCTGCAACACCTGCATCTGCTGCCCGGCCTGCGCCTGCATTCCCTGCATCTGCTGCTGCATCTGCTGCATCGCGGAGGCGAGCGCTGCCGTGCGCGGGTCTTTGTCTTTCTGCGCCTCAAGCATCTGGATGGACGGCGGCAACATGACTTGCAGTCGCGCCGCGATGTCGTCGGCATCGGGCCAGTCCTGATTGCGTGCCACCAGATCACCGATCATCGGGGCCGCAGGCGGATAGGCTTGCATGAACTCAAACATGGATTGGGCCGCCGCCATGCGCTTCGTGGCATAGCTCGGCCCCACATCCACCGCCACAGCGTAGTTACCCTTGCGCAGATCGTTGACCACCTGGCCGCTCAACGGGTCGGCCTGATTGACCGTCACCGTCTTTTGCGTACCGTCGTCGTCGAGCACCGACAACATGCGCTGCGTGTCGTAGATGTGCGGGATCAGATCGACCACGATCCGGCCCGTCAACTCGATGGCCCGCGACAGGTTGTCTACAAAGTGGAACGTCGCCCGGTCGCCCTGCTGTTGGCGATAGTTGATGGCGATGCCCGAGACTTCCTGCGAGTCCTTGCCGAGATTGGGCGGGTAGATGCCAATCGTCGTGTAGAAGTCCTGCCGGCACTGGTTGGCCTGCTCCAGCATCCCAGACTGCGCCTGCGCCGGCTCGATCCGCTGCGGTGCCACGCCGTTGGGGAGCACCTTGTACGGCAACACCATGAAGTTGCGGATGTTGCTGTTGTTCCAGACGTACTCGTAGCCCTCGGTCGCGCCCTCGGGGGCCAGCCATTGCGCATTCGGCGCGAGGGCGATCTGCTCCGTCGCCTTCGTCTGCCAGAAGTTAAACATGGTCTGCACATCCCGCGCACGCCGGATCAAGCCCTGGAACGTGCGCGAGCCCTGCACCATGATTTCGTCGCCGACGCACATGACGACGGGGATGAACTTGCCCGGCCACTCGTATTGCGTCAGGACGCCGCCGCCGTATACCTTGTACCATTCGACGCTGACATCGCGGGACTCCCGACGGTCAACCACGCGCAGGCCGCCGTAGCTGTCGTCGTAATCCTCCGGCGCGCCTTCCGGGCGCTCATCAGGATCGCCCAGCAGATCCTCCCAGACCGCCGAGCCGTCCGACATGGCGCATAGCGTCCGCATGTCATAGACCTTGCGGAAGTAGTCCGCAACGACCACCTCATCCGCGCCTTCCACCCACTTGGATTCAAGCGTGCGCGTATCCATGCCCTCGAAATCCAGCGGCTGCGCATCGGGCCATTCGCGCTCAAACTTCTCGCGGGTCATAACCTCCGCGACAAAGCAATACTCGATGTCGCTCGCGTCCGGGGCCTGATAGTCCGGGTCCATGTAGACGGCCATCGGGTCGGGGATGCGCTTGATCGTGACTACCTGATCGAAGCTGTCGTCGCGCTCGTACTCAGTGCAGACGCGCCAGTAGCCCCGGCCACCCGTTACCGCAGACTCAAAGCCGGAGTCATAGACGGCAGCCGCCTGGGACTTGTACTCGATGGCCCGCGTCAGGCCCTCGATAACCTCCGCTACTTCCTTGTTCGCGCCCTCACCCTCGGGCCGGATCTTGATCGCCGGCCGGTTCTGACGCTGGTCGTTGACGACCTGTTTGATGAATTGCGGAAGCTGGTTGATCTCCAGCCACGGGCGGTTATCGGCCTCGCGCTCCAGCCGGATGCGATCGGGCCATTGCTTGCCCTTCACCCATACGAACTCGATGTCATCCTTTGCGCGCTTGCGATTCTCGTAGTCCGTGTCATTGATGTAGCGCCAGCGCTTGTCGGCCTCCTTGAATACTGCGTCCGAGGCTTTCTTGCTAGGCGCGGCATCTTCCGACGCCGGGGCGGGATTGATCATCCCATCCAGCCACCAGGACCGCGACTGACGCTAGGCTTGATCTTCACTGCATCCCTCTGCTCGTTGATGGCCAGCGCCAGATAGCGGAATGCGTCCGCACCGTGGCTCGCCCAATCGTGAACCGGCGAAGGCTTGAACTCGCCCAGCCGCGTGTTGTAGTCCCATCGGTAGTTTTGCAACGTCTCAAGCCCAGCCTTGCAGCGCTCGGCATCGAAGTAGCAGCGAGGCAGCAGCATCCGCGCCGCGTGGATGCCGTCCTCCAGTGCTACGTTCGGCACGACCTCGAAGCGGATGCCAAGGCTCGCCGCCGCTTCCAAGCGTGAGCGCCCACTGGATAGCTCGCGCACCTGAATGTCATGCGGCGCCCAATGCTTGCCGTAGTGATAACCCTTGCGCTTGAGCACTTCCGCGTAGTGCGGCAGTCCCTCGCCGCTCGCCTCGTAGTAATCCACGATGCGAATGTCTTTGTGCGCCTGCACAAACCATATGGCAGTGGCGTCGCCGATGCCAAGATCCCACACCGTCTGTACGGGCAGGATCGGATCGACCGGCACGCGGGTAATGCGATTCTCGGCTGTCGCTTTCTTCAGCTCATTGCCGAAGATGGCCCCGACAATGTTGACGACTCCCCACTTGCCATCGAGCAACGCCTGCCGATCCGCGTCCGGCAAGAGCATCAGTCGTTGCCGGTACTCGGGCGATATGTGCGGGTTATCCGCCAGTCGGGCATGGATGAAGCGTCGCCAGAAAGTGACGCCCTCTATGCGCTCGCTAAAGCGCGTAGACGCCCCGTCCTCGCTGATTCTGAATCGCTCCCTCACCCACTTCTCGCCCATCCCGCCGGGATTCGTGGTCCCGCGCACATAGCACCGCAGGTTCGCGCGCTCCGGTGCGCGCAGCCGCGAGAGCATGTAGCGATAGGGGTAATCGGTCGGCCACTGCGTCAATTCCTCCCATCCCAGGTATTGGAACTGGCGTGACTGGTACTGGAGTACATCGGTATCGCTTTGCAGATAGCCGAACTCGATGCGCGCCCCGCTGGGGAATATCCATTGCTTATCGGCCACCGCATAGCGCGCAGCCGGCACGATCACCGGATAGAGCGATTGCGCCCTATCCATGACCTCCTTCAGCTCGGAGAATGTGCGGCGCAGCAGCAGCGCGCGATACAGCGGTTGGGCATAGGCTTTCTGCTGCGCGCCCAGCGCATCAATCACAAGCGCGTCAGTCTTGCCACCCCCGGCCGCACCGCCATACAGAACCTCGTCCTCGGCAGCCGCCAAGAACTCGGCCTGCTTAGGGGTCGGTTCCCAGAGGATGCTTGGCGGGGACGACAACTAAACCGACAGGGCCGCCGCCTTCGCCGGTCAACTCGGCGCGCGACAGCTTGGGAATGTGGTACTCGACGGCGCGCAAGAATAGGTCCATGCGCTTGGCGGGATCTTTGATGGCCGCAAGCCAAGCGCCCATGCTGTCCACGTTCGCGCGGGCGAATTCCGCTATCGCCTCCCGTACATCGCGCGTGGACTTGTTGGGGGTGCCTTTGGCTCTGCCGGAGTTGGGCGGCCTTGGCGCTCCTCTCGGGTAAGCCATCGAAAGCTATTTGCCCTTCTTGCCGCTAGGGTGGTAGTTCTTCTGCCCCGGCGCGGCTTTGGCCTTGCGCGCCAGCTCGCCGATCACGCCGCCAGGCACGCCCTGCGCCTTGAGCTGGGCCGCTCGTCCGCCGTGGCCGAGCTTATTGCTCTTGCCGTCGAACGTGCCCGAGGTCTTGACCTTGGCCATGCGTCTGCTCCGAAAGTATAGGATGGGCGGCACAATGCAAAAAGCCAGCGGCTAGGCTGGCTTCACGTTTCGGCTGCTCATTAAATAGCGAAACCGCCCACATACGGCGGTTTGAGTGATTCTGCGCCGGTCAATTCCCGTCCGCAACACGTTTAATGTGGGGGAGTTGCAGCAGCGCGCACAGGTACGCACTAGGCGCGCGTTGAGTGGCTTGCCGCAGGGGTGGAAGCCCCAACAGCCGATAGAGCCGCCGCATGTGCTCGTCGCTGTAGCCCAACAGTCGGGCGAGCCGCGTGTGGCCAATTCCCTCGCGGTGCGCAACCTCGATCAGCGCGCACAAGTCGCGTTTGTCGATCCTGTCGGCGGTTTTGCGGTTCATACCGCCCTCGCCCATATCAGCATCGCCCGCCGGACAGCCTCTATCGCGCTCCAGACGGCCTCGGCGTACTCCGGTGCCCGGATATGCCAGCAGCCGGGATAGCGCTCGCGTAGCGCCCGATTTACCGCCCTGGCGCGCCAGTCCTGCCAATCCTCGGGCGACTTGTGCAGCCGCACGCGCATGGACTCGGGCAGATACGCGCGGTCAACCCGGAGAGCGGTACGCATCGGCTCGCCCATCTGCGTCACCCAGCGCTCAACCCGCTCGGCGATGTGCGGATTCGGCTCCATCCGCGCCTCCAATTCCTCCAGCTTTTCCTCGATGCTGGCGTTGCCATTGCGGTAGGGCACCCACAAACTGCACTCGGCGGACGCGGCCATGCCCTCCTCGCCGGCGGGATAGCAGTCCCCGGTGCGGGCTGCCCACCGAGCCCAATGGTCTAGCCATTCGTCGAGGTCGCCGGTCATGCGACGCGCTGCACCACCTCATCGCGCAATGGCAGGCGGCCGAGCGGGGCTGGCTTGCCCCCTTGCGTTTGACCATTCGCCATTGTCAGCGCGGCGATCTTCGCCTCACTGTAAAGAGACGCATTGATCTGCTCGCACGCCTTTACTGCCACCACCGCGTTCCGAATGTCCATATCGTTTTGCGCCACCGCGACCGCAATGTTTGCTAAGAAGGTCCGCAAATCTCCGGTGGTAAGCAGCTTCGCGGTTGTCAAGTTCGATGCCATCTGATGCCTCCTTTGCCAGCCCTCGCAGGCCCTTGGATAACAGGGATCGGCACAGCGCGCCGACCTTGATGTGCGCACGCATACGCGCTTCCATGTGGCAGATATGCTGATAGCATTCCGCGCAAAGCGTCGTGTCCACAACCTCACAAATGCCGCGCCCAGAGTACGGGTGCAAATACAACTTCCTTGGCTGCGCGCCGCCCGCGCCACATCCGCGACAACGGGGCTGCGATGGAGGGTCGGTTTCGACAAGCTGCCAATCACGCCACGCCCAGAAGAACTCACCGTCCGAGAACTCGCAACGAGATAGCCCGAGCGCATCACAGATTGCGCGCCGCGTGCTGGTTTGAACTATCCCCCGCCGCCAGCGCTCAACAAACGCCGTCGCAAGCGCCGCGATGCCTCTGCTATCAGCCGCCGTGGAGTGAATACGCAGGCAGCGCTCGGCTGCATAAATGGCAGCATGAGCCACCGTATCGAAACTCCGCCCATGCAGCCGAAGATATGGATAGCTCATGCGTCATCCACCGGCTCGCCCCGGTGCTCAGGCTCGGCCAGCAGGCGGCCAATCTCAGCCGCCAGCACAGCCGCATCGTTGCGCGATAGCGTCAGTCCCATGCTCGCCATGCCATGCTCGACCTCCAGCGTTACGCGCAGGCCATCCGGGGCAATCTCGGCGCGGATCACAGCCCCAGGGCCTCCCGCGCGCAGGTCAGGGCATACACCGGCATCCGCTCGCCGGCAGCCTCGCGCTGCAAGATCCTCCGCGCCCAATCTCTCGGATCGCGCTTGCGCTTGACCGGATCGCGGGTCAACTCGTGGATGGCCGCCAGAACCTCGGGGGCCACTGAGCGATAGCGGATGCTCGGCAGCTTCGGCACCGTTTGGGTACGCGCACGCATCGCCTCCCGGCACAGGTTGCGGAACTCGTAGAGCGTCGGCGGGAAGTCGGGGTGCGCATGGCCCATAGCCGCCAGCGCAGCCTTGATGTCGGCAGGATCGTAAGGCGCGAGATCAGCCGCCCACAGCTCGCGCACCTGGTCCGGGTCCGAGTCCTTCCACATCGTCTGCACCCGGTTCCCGTAAGCCGCCTGGAAGCGCGAAAACAGGCGCTCGATCCACGCGCTCGGCAACCCCGTCGATAGGTCCGTCATGGCGTACCTTTCCCGTCAGAATGTCGATATTCCGCGCGGCAGCCAGCTTCCGAGCCGCAAGCTCGCCGGTATCGGCCTTCGCATTGCGAAGCCAGTTCCGAAACCCGGCAATCTCGTCGCGGTGGCGCTTTCCAGTGGCGGCCATCCAGTCGCGGTACTTCTGAAATTCGGCTTGGCAGGAAACCCCGCGCTTGGCCGCAATCGCCTCGTGCTCCTCTGTGGGCGATTCGAGTGTGTGTGTGGTGCGCGGCTTGTTGCGCACCAAAGCTTTTGACTTTGGTGTTATCTCTTCTCTTCTCTTCTCTTCTCTGGTCCGGCTTTTGTCCGGTTCTGAACCGGACATTTCCCGCCGTTTATCGGACTTCCTTTTGGAGTCCAAAGCCCTTGATTTTGCAGTGTTTCCATTGTGCCGCTCCGCGTTGGAGACGCGCAGTTCCCATGCCTTATCGTCGAATTCTCCCCATCCAATCGACTCCAATACCGCTGCGAATCCTGGGCAATGCAGGAACTCGTCGAGACTTTTGCGGGACACATTCCGGACAACAGCCGGACAAGAACCGGACAGATTGTTGTCGAGCCAAATCCAGAAATCGAAGAACAACCCAAGCGCCTCGCGCCTGCTGATCCCGAGCATTTCGGCGGCGCGCGTGACCTCCGGCTTATTGGCCGTCGCGTGCTCCACCTTGATCCAATCGCCAGCCACTACAGCAGCTCCACGTCAGTCACTTCCTTACGCGCCGCTCTCCAATCTTTCGCCTCTATTGCCCGGATCAACTCGCAGCCGTCGTGCTGATGGTCGTCAAGAAAC